ATGATATTGAACGAGTGCAAAACGAGTTAGGCAGAAGCTTCCCTTGGTTTTCGGATCTTGATGAAGCTCGACGTGACGCGATGATTGATATTGCATTCAACCTTGGTCTGACCAGACTGCGAAGTTTCGTAAACGCTTTGGAAGCCATGGCGCACGGCCAATATGAGATAGCTGCTAACGAGTTCATGGACAGCAGGTGGAGTCAGCAAGTTGGAAACAGGGCCGTGGAAGTCACCGAAATGATCCGTACAGGCGAGTATCAGTAATGGCACTATCTAAGTTCCTTTTTAATCCTGGAATCAATAAGGAAGCAACTGCTTATTCTACTGAAGGAGGGTGGTTTGATGGGAATCGTGTTCGTTTTAAACAAGGTTTTCCAGAAAAAATAGGCGGTTGGGAAAAATTTGATGCTGAATCTTTCACTGGAAAAGGGAGAAAGATTCACGGTTGGACAAGTTTAATTGGAGAGAAGCTCTTAGCTTTAGGTACGACTTCAAAATTATATCTTCGTTTGGGGGACACTTTCTCCGATAGAACCCCGATACGTTCAACTACCTCAGCAGGGGATGTTACTTTTTCTGCTTCAAACGGCTCCTCTACAATTACAGTAACTGATACTAATCATGGCTGCAATGTTAATGATTTTGTTACTTTTTCAGGAGCAGCGAGTCTAGGCGGCAATATTATTGCTTCTGTTTTAAACCAAGAATACCAAGTTGCCAGTATTACCAGCACGTCTGTGTACACTATCGTAGCGAAAGACACATCAGGAGACACAGTTACCGCAAATTCTTCTGATTCAGGCAACGGTGGAAGTTCAGTTGTTGGAGCTTATCAGCTTAGTGTAGGGCTAGATGTTTCTGTAACAGGAACAGGTTGGGGAGTTGGGTCTTGGGGAGATGGAGCGTGGGGAACAACCAACTCTCTTTCTCCTAACAATCAACTTAGACTCTGGAGTCTTGATAATTTTGGTGAAGACTTACTCGCGTGCCCAAGAGCAGGAAGTATTTATTACTGGGATAATTCTACTCAAAGTGCACGAGCGGTAGAACTAACCTCTCTCAATAACGCAAATTTAGCACCTACTAGAGGGCTACAAGTTTTAGTTTCAGATGTAGATCGGCATGTCATTGTGCTAGGTGCAGATCCAATAGAAAACGGGACTAGAAGCCAAGAAGTAGATCCGTTGTTAATTGCGTTTTCTAGTCAAGAAAGTGTTACTGATTGGGAGCCAAGAGCAACTAATACCGCAGGGTCTTTAAGATGTTCTGCAGGATCTCAAATAATTTCAGGATTAAGAGCAAGACAAGAGACACTGATATGGACAGATACCGCTATATATAGCCTTCAGTTCATTGGTCCTCCGCTTACCTTTGGATTAAATCTTATTAGTGAAGGAGTGAGTGTTATTGGTCCTAATGCTGCGGTGAATACTCCTGCTGGCGTATTCTGGATGGATAGGAAAGGGTTTTTTGTATATAACGGTTCTATAAGTTCTGTTCCCTGTAGTGTCCATTCTTTCGTTTTTGCTGATTTAAATGAAGGGCAACAGTTCCAGGTTTTTGGTTTTTTAAACACAGAATTCTATGAAGTAGGATGGTTCTATTGTTCAAACGGTCAGACTTTAGTAGACAAATATGTAACCTACAATTACTTAGAACAAACTTGGTCTATTGGAGAACTTTCGCGCACTGCTTGGCTTGAACAGGGTTTCGAAGCTAAACCTATAGCAGCAGGGGTTTCAGATGGCTCAAATTATCTGTTTAGCCATGAAACAGGTAATGATGATGATGGTTCTCCAATGTCAAATGTTTTTATCGAAAGCGCAGACTTTGATATAGGTGAAGGAGAACAGTTTCAGTTTATCCGTAGAATGATTCCTGATGTGAAGTTTAATGGGGATGGATCAAACCAAACTCTAAATGTTGTTTTAAAAACAAGGAATTATCCAGGAGATTCTTTAACCTCAGATCAAACAACAAGTTTTACGGCAACAACTACTAAAATAGACATGAGAGCAAGGGCTAGGCAAGCCGCGCTTAGGTTTGAATCTGATGACGACGCTGACACAGGAGATCGTTTAGGGGTTGGTTTTGTTATTGGTGCAACGAGATTGGATCTACAACCGAATGGAAGACGATGACTAAATTATTACTTAGTCGTCTTCCATTAGCGGTAACTCCTAGCACAGGGCCAGCGGTCAGTGCTGAGATTTATAATAAAACGGTTCGATTATTAGAGTTAAGTTTAGATTCATTTGACCCAGACACAACACTACAGTTCACTGCCTCTAGGAGAGATGAACTTAATTTTTTAGTTGGAACTATTATTTGGAATACAACAGAGTCTGTTTTGCAAGTGTATGTTGGAGAAGGTTCCTGGGAAAACCTCTCTGTTCCAGAAACTTCTGGATTAAGTGCTACGGCTAGTGTTGGAGCAGTACAGGTTGTCACCAATGGTAATATCGTTGTACAGGTTTAGTTATGGCTAAAAAGAAATCTAATAAAGTCCCACAGAAGTATTTAGCAGGACTTTCTAAAAGCGAAAAAGAAAAACGCAAAAAAGAAATAGCTAGGAATAAAAACAAAGCTGCTGATGATCCCTCTGCGTACAAATTTGCGACTAATAAGAAAAATGGAGTGCAGAGAAAAACTGTTGAGTCTAGGTACACAAGAAGATATAGGGAGATGTACACATGAGTCTTTCTGCAAAAACTAAAAAGGCTTTGGCTAATAAGGCTAAAGAGGCACGTGATAAAGGTAAAAAAGTAACCGCTGGTCAATTAGGTCGCGTTTACAAACGTGGTTTAGCAGCCTATAAAACAGGCCACCGTCCTGGAACTACTCAACACCAGTGGGCTATGGCGAGAGTGAATTCTGTGCTTACTGGCGGAAAAGCAGCTAAAGTTGACAAAGATATTATGAAAGGCACGAGCCGAAATGCGTAGATCTAATTTTAGTAGCCAGATGAAAGAGGCTATAAATGGCGGTCTTTCAGATTTATTGCGCTCTCGTAAGAGACCTACTCGTTTTGAAGACGGCGGAGAGACCAATGCTGTTAAGTTTGTAGAACAAAACCGAGAGATTGGGTTGTCTCCAGATTTTACAATGAACCTCTTAAACCGCTACGGGACATATGGAGCAAATACAGGGATTGGTGCTTTAGGAGGGAATCGTCTAGTTGACGCTCTAAATGAAAACTATAGAGATAAAATAGACGCTAAACTACCGCAGAACACAGGTTCAAGAGAGATGTTCCTTGGAGGGATAGCAGGATTAGGTGAACTGCTATCTTCAATTCCCGAAATTACGGAGGGGATGGGTAGTGCAGTTATAGACGCTATAAATAGCCCCCATGTTATTGAGCAGATGGCTGAAGCATCAGAGGGATTTGGTCCTTCTTTAATTGATAAAATTAAAACATTTCTTGAAGACGAAGATAATCAAAAAAAGTTAAGTTTAGGGGTAGATCTCGTAGAACAAATCATCAAAGCTAAATCCATAGATGATGCAGAACCCGCTCCAGTTAGGGCCGCTCCGTATCGTGGCCCTAGACCTTCCCGAGTTAATATTCCAAGAATAGGTTATGCTGCAGAAGGGGGAAATTCCTCAATATTAGGGCGTAAACTGTTTATTGGGGGAGGGGAAGTAGACGGCCCCGGAGGACCAAAAGAAGATATGGTCCCTATTTGGGCGAGTGATCAAGAGTATGTTGTTTCGGCAGATGCAGTAAAGAAACTAGGAGGCGGTAGTCATTCACGAGGAATTGCCGCCCTTGATAAACTAAATTTTGGTAAATAATTATGTCGGAACAAGCATATAGTTCTCAGCTACCCGACGAACTCCTCTATAACCTTCTTACCGGAAGAGAGGGTCGTCTAGGGCTTTTTCCAGAGGTTGAGGCTTATTTTAAGTCTCAGCTAGAGAATTTAGGCCGTCCCGATAGCTCTCCGTATACTTATACAGGGGACCGGATAGCAGACTTCTCGCCTCGTGAAAGATTGGCGATGCAATATGCTGATCAGGGAATAGGGTCTTTTATGCCTTACCTTGCAAGAAGCAAGGGGCTTACTGAGGAGGCTCTAGCTACTTTAGCAGGTGGAACCTCTGAAGCGAAATCTCAACTCCTTCGTTCTTTACAACAAGGCGAAGATTACACTCGCGCAGGAATAGATATAGGACGAAGTGCAGTAACTGCACAAGAGCCATATATTAGAGAGGCGCTACAAAGAACACGGAGGAGTACAAGAGGGTTTGATCCTTCTACCGATATATCTAAGTACATGGATCCTTATGAGGATGCTGTTGTACAACAGGTAATGAAGGATATCCGTGATTCACAAGCAACAAGTGACGTTGCGAGAAGAGCTGCCGAAGTAGGGGCAGGTGGTTACGGTGGCGCTAGGTCAGGGATTTCCCAACAGGAGTCTGATAGACAAACGACCCGTGGGTTAGCAGAATCTGTAGGCGCAATTAGAAGTCGTGGTTATGAAAATGCGCGGCAGGCTGCTATGTCAGAGTTTGCTAGACAGCGAGCTGCTGATGCTTCTGCAGCCGGAATGACTGCAGGATTAGGCTCGCAGGTTGCGGGAGCTAGATCAGGACTCGCTTCCTTAGTAGGGGGCGCAGGTCAACAATTGTATGGTATGGGAACTGGAGCTTCTTCAGGACTCGCGAGTCTCGCAGGACAATTAGCGGGTGGAATGACAGGAGGAGCGGGAGCGTACAGTTCACTTGCTCAGTTAGATCCTCAGCTTCGTCAAGGAGATATTAACACTCTAATGAATATTGGAGCTATGAATCGCGCGAGAAACCAAGCGGGACTTGACTTAAATTATCAAAATTTTGTAGGGCAATATAATCTGCCTCAACAACTGCTTGGAGGATATGCAAACTTCTTAACCGGAGCAGGGCCGTTAGCTGGAGGCGTAGGATATTCTGGACCAGCATATGTTGGTCCGGGCACTGTTTACGGAAGCACAGGAGGGGAAGCCTCTGATCTCAAGTCTATTCCTCCAGAGAAAAAAGGATTACTAGCCCTTGCCAAACGAGCACCGGAAGCGGTTAGAAAGATGGGGTATCAGGCTGCTAAAAAAGGACACGGAGGAGGGCTATCCTCTGTTCGTTTTCCGATGGCAACCAGAAAACTGAGGCAATAAAAAATGGCCAATGGTAGAAACAACTATGGCTTTAATGTTGTAGGGGCACAGGGTCTCCCTTCTTTAATCTCAACTCCTCAGATACAGCCCTCTCGAGGACTGAATATTCCTGTTCCTGCTATAAGAAAAGAACGTCAGTCTGGTAGAGATACAACTCGTGCCGCTCTCCTTGGTGCTTTGGCTCCTAGTCTTGCAGGAGCGGCATTGAAAGGACTTGCTGAGATTCCAGCATTAGAAAAATTCATTTATGAAGCTAGGGAAGACAAACCAACTGCTGCAGAAGCAGACCTCTCTGGCCCAATAACTGACCCTAGATTAGCTGAATTACAACAACGTCGCGCAGAGCTAGATAAACAATATCCTTCTTTAGAATTGCCCCAAACAAAAACGAACTTTGGCAATCTTTTAGAAAATATTCTTACTTATGCTCCTGGACTAGCGTTAGGAGATGAACCGGGAACGGCTAAAGCCTTCTTAGGAACTGCACAAAGTGCAAGAAAATTATCTGATACGCTTAGAGCGACTAGAGCAGCTGCTGCTGCAGATCGTGAGAAAACGAAGTTTACAAAACTGCTAGAACTAGATGATTTTGAAAGAAAGATCACGAATAGTTCTGTTCTTATGACAGATCCTAAAACTGGAGCTGTAACTGGCTTTCAACCCTTTCAACGTGAAGTTTTAGTCTCTCCAACTAAAGAAAGAGTGTATATTCAAAGCAGGGGAGATAAGAATATTGACTATGTCAATGTGGACGATAGCCCAGAAAACATTCCCGTTCCTGCAGGGCAGTACTACATTAAACCTGAATATGTTTTATCCGACGCTGATCTTAAAGATCCTGAATTTAAACCAGTAATAGAACAAAATTCGAATGATCCTAGCACGGCTAGGATTTCCACTATTATTGGTCCTGACGGTCGTAAAAGGCGGGTATTCGAAGTTATCAACGAAAAGGGGGAATGGGAGACATTAGAATATTTACAAAGAAAAGGAGAGAATTGGTTAATATCTAAATCTATAGATCAGGCAACGCCCCCTCCCGTTGGCGATAAACCAAACCAAGCAGTGCTTAAAGATTTTGAGGATCAAATAGACAGAATTAACACTAACCTTGCGTTTGCACAAACTGCACTACCCTTGTTAGAACTATTAAACGAGGCTGATAGAAAGGGTGTCACAGACTTAAAAACTGTCACTGGAGGTATCTATAAAGGTATAGATAGGTTTTACAGTGAACTTTCTACAGCTATGAGCTTCCTAGGAATCAGAAGAAACTTTGGATTTGAAACAAATACAAGTTCACGTGTTTTAGATCTTGTAACCAGACAAGCTGAACTTAATAATGATGACACCGCAACTGAAGAGCAACGAAAACGTAATGCTCGAGCGTTAGCTAGTCAAATACAAGAACTAAAAACGGAACAAGGAAGACCTATAAAAAAGCTTTTTGGCATGGATGTAGGTTCGGATGAATTTATCGACACAATTTCAGATAGAGCTTCTATAAGAGCAGGACAAATAAGACTCGCTTACGCTTATGCTGCAGCAAAAGGACAAACCGGAACTGCTCTTTCAGATAGGGACGTTACTAATGCACTAATCACTGTTGGTGAAGAAGAAACTAACCCATATTCAATCGGCCATTTGATATCAGGACTTGTGCAAGAAAGTATTGACGGTGTTGATGCTGCACCGTTTAGTACTTATAAAGGCAAAAACTCTGATGATTATGAGTTTAGATCTTATTTAACATCAGTGCTGGGTGTTTCTAAGGAAGATTTTGAAGCTCTTGAGAAGGAGGGTATTACTCCAGAGCAGAAAGAGGCGATTCTTAAAAGCATCTATGACCAAATGATGAGTGCAACCAGTGGTAGGTCAAACATTAATTTCAAAATAATTGATGACAAAATTGGTTATTTCTCTTTCGAAGATTTATTAAATCGAAATTTCCCGAGAGCAAATACATCTTTCTTCGATCTTTTAGATTACTTCAAAAATGCAAGAAAGACTGATGCTCCAGACGGAGACGGTGGGGGCTTAGAGCCTGGAAGAGCGGGGCCAATACAATGACAACGTCATCGTATGCACAAAAAATGATGAACCGTCCTTACAGTTTTGAAGGTCAACAAACTACAGAAAACCTTGGAGACCTTTTTCAAAATAAACCTGCATTAAAAAACTACATAGATATTTACTATGAGTACGATCTAGCTGATGCTGAAAACAGATCGCCTAATCTCACTGAAGAACAACGCCAATTCGCTAAATCTTATGATAGATATTTAAGAACTTATCTTGCAAATCAAGAAGCGGTAGATAAAGCAAAAGCTGAAGTTTCAACAACTGAAGCCTTTGAAGCAGATTACTACTACCCGCGTCGAGAATACGAAGAAGGACCATTCAGTACTTTCAGAAAATATGTTGCTGATCCGGCAAGCGATCTATTTGAAGCAGGGAAGTACTATACAGCTAAAGCTCTTCAAGGAAGGCAACTTGAGCAGTATAACAATCTTACAATAACACAAAGAAACGAGGCTGAAGTTGATGATCTTGCTAGGCGAGGAATAAACCCAAACAAGTATTACTCATTTAGATTTTCTAATTTGCCGACAGATCAAAGACTTTCTGACTCTCTTGAGTCTTTGATAGAAGATTTGGAAGGAAAAAGACTTACAGGGTCTGATGAAGCAGAACGCCGCCAAACTCTTCAGGGTCTTCGTCTTCAACAACAGAAACTGAACCGGGAAAACTTGTTGGGGAATCTTGCTCCCGGCCCAATGGTTAGTCGTTTTTTCCAACCTATAAGTATGACCCCTAGCGAAGGAAAATTCTTTTTAAAAGACATTTCCCCTAACGCAGAAGTGCGGTACATCGACCCTAAAGATCCAACAAGAGGGTTAGCTGTTCGTGATGAAAACACTAACGGAATGTTTGAGCCATTAGATCCTCAATTTGGAACAGCTTTTCTATCAAATGAACTTATAAATCTTTTAGGACAAGAAGCCAGCACTATATTACTTGAGGTGGGTGGCCTCAAAGGATTAGACAAGGTTTTTAGGCCAGCCCTAGAGAACTCTAGTATTGTTCAAAAATTTTATAGGGGGTCAGGTAATGTGGGAGTAGCTGGTTTGTCAGCGGGGATAGGCAGGTTTGCGCAACTTACTCTCGGGAAAAAGCTTGGTTACAACAACATCACTTTTGAAAGAGCTTATGACGATGCTTTTGATTCAGCTTTATGGGCGGCGGGAGGAACGGCTGTTATAGGAAGTACCCTTTCTGTACTTAGTAGAGTTTGGAATTTAGTAGCAGGTGAAACAGTTCCTGCAAATATGCTGTTAGAAATCTCTCGTAAGATAGGAGACGCAAAAAAAGTTGGAACAGGGGAAGAGTTTTCTACAGAAGAATTGAAGAAAAGGCTTGAAGAGGTTACTGGTAATTTGTATTCCCCCTCTGCAGGAGAGCTAACTTCAGATGCAGAACTAAATGCTTTGATGATGTCTTTACTTGTTGAACTTGGTAATGACACCAAAGGTGTCCAGGCTTATAAAGCACTTTTGCAAAACGACGCTGAAATAGCCACAGATTTTTGGGACTTCCTTACTAAAAACGATGAATCGTGGGAAGGAGTTGATTTTGCAAGTTTTAGGAAGTATCTAAATATAGAACAACAGAAAAGCTTGGAAGCTGAAAAACTTCTGTTATCACAAGAAGAAGAGGCGCTTAGAAAAGGATTAGATGAAGAGTTAAGAACGCTCACTACTGTAGATGGAGATGCAAGTAAAATTGCTGAAAGAGTTTTAGAACGATCACAGCAAGGGGGATTTATTGACCCACGCAGCTCTCCTACGGTGCTCGCTGAGTATGATGAAAAATATAATTTGGCAACTGAAACAGTTAAAGAAGAACTTGAAAAATTAAGTAACGAGATCCCTGCTTATGCAGGTATGAATAAAAACCAAGCGTTTGCTAGATTCGAAGAATTTCTCTTCCCTGCCTTCCGAAAAATTTTCGGAGCCATCGACGAGGGAGAGACAGCAGAAATTATGCGCTCTCTAGGGGATGTAGAAGCCTCAAGAATTATTAAAGACATGATTCCCATGCAAGATGGGACGAGCATGATTAAACAATTAATGGGGCAAAGAGTAGATGACGAAGGCAAACTTTTAAAGTTAGGCAATTACGGTTTGGGGCAGTTAATAGGAATGCGAGAGGCTCTAAGTGAGCTGTATATAGCCAACTCTAAACCCAATGTTAGAAAAACTGTCAATGAGTTACGAAACGCGGTTAGTGATCAAATAGATGATTTAGTATTGCACGAAGCTCGATATAGGTTAGCAGACGAAGGAAATGAAAATCCTATTCCAGCTGTCTTGAGAGAGAAGGTTAATGAAATAATCAATCCTTTAAATACAGCTCAGGAAGCATTGCAAGAGGTTCGAGATGGAGTTGAAAGAAAATATATAAAAGAGCTAACTAGCAGACAACCTGAAGACATAGCTGGTTTCGTTTTAGGCTCTACCCCTCGTCAAGTACGTCAATTAGTTGACGAAATGCTTATAACTCCTGATTCTACTTCTCGTTTACAAGCTGTACAAGAACTTGTTCTTTTAACCATAAGAGAAACGATAGGAGAGGATGGATTAGAGGGACAAGCTAAAAAATTCGATAAGTTCCTAAGTGAAAACAGTAGACAATTATCAGAGTTATTTGGTGAAAAATTTGATGATTTGCGTAGTTTCAAAGAGTTGCAAGAGCAGGGGCTTGCTGAAATAGAAGGGCTTAAAAAAGCAACTCAAGAGTTCGAAGCAAGGTTCGACAAAGAACCAACTAATTTTATTAGAGACCTTTTAATGCAAGGAAGAATTAATGTTCTTGCAGGAGACAAGGCTAAAGCAGAAGATTTTCAAAAACTTATATCGGAAGAATATCCTGAACTGCGTCCTGTAGTTGTCGCACTAACAAAAGATTTTTTAAGAACCAATTTTATTGGTACGAAATATCCTTACGGTCCTGGGTTTAGAGAAGCTGGCGCGATATATGAACCGGGAGGTTTTGACCTCAACGGGTTCATTACTTTTGTGAACTCCGCTAAAGATTTAAATGCATTAAGTAATGTTTTTATTCCATTATTTGGCGAAGAAGTAGGGAAGAGATACGCTAAAGATTTGAGAATATTGTCTCAACTTATACAAAGAACTAAAAGGCCACAAATAGAAGGCGCATCGACTGATCAAGCTAAACAGACAGTAAGGGATTGGACTTCAAAAGTTCAGTTTAGTTTTAGAATGATGGTTCCTCCTCTTACCCAAACAGGTCGTCGACTTAATGCTTTAACAGATTTATGGAGAACACGAACTAAAAGACACCTTTTAGAAATCTTGGCAGACCCTACGAAACTAAACGAATTACTCAAAGATAGAAAAAGAAACATAACTTTTAAACAATATCTTAGTTTTCTTGGGGGACTAGCGACAGCTAGATACAATGTTTCGGAAGATAGGCTAGAGGAAGAAGATCTGGCTGAAATTGAGGCGGTGCTTGATGAAAATTAAACTATTCCAACCTTCCGTTATTATGAATGCGCCTCGTCGTGCTCGAGGAGGCTCAAACAACAATTTAGCACCAGTATATAGGTTAAATCCTGATGGCACGGAAACATTAGTAGAGGACACAGTCACTACTATCCCCGAAAGATCTGCAGCATCTGATGCGGCGGACGCGCCTGTACAAGATGAAAATAATGCAGGTAGTCCTCCTGCAGACTTAAATCTTGTCGATTATTCAGCTCAACAACTTCCTGTTATGACAGGCGGTCAAAGCGGCCCTGCTCCAGATCAACTTCCAGGGGGATCTCAAGAGATTCCAGCAGACGTTCTTGATGCTCAGCTTCAGGACCAAATAAATCAAGATCAACTTTTTGAAGATTTACTTGCAAGGTTCAGAGAGGGGGAGTATGTCACAAGTGAAGAAGTTGATGACCTAATAAACTCTAATAGATTGAGTAGAGAAGATGTTCAGAGATTAATAGGTGAGCATACATTTACCGAAGAACAATATGCCTCTTTATTTTCGCAGGGGTTACTCACCAGAGAAGAAATTGAAAATCTTATAGCTGGTTCACAACAGCTTATACAGGAAGAACAAATTTCTCTAAGTAATCGTTTAGATGAATTACTGGAACTGGGTCTTACTAGAGACGAGGCTATTGCTCAGTTGTCAGAAGAGTTCAATTTATCTATTGAAGATATTTTAGAGCAATTAGCAGCGTTAGAGAGTCAAGTAGAAAGTGAAGTAGAAGGTGAAGTAGAAGGGGAGTTAGACCAAGAAACAATAAATCAACTTCTACAAGACTATACGACGCAAGCACAGTTACAGGATGCTTTAGCAGGATACGCAACGCAAGAACAACTTGCTGGACTTGAGTCAGCTTTTCAAAATAGGTTGACTCAAGAAGATTTAGAGGCTTATTTAGCAAATACTGATCAAGGGTATCTTACTCAAGAAGATTTAGATGCTTACAGCGAGTCTCAAGATTATGGAATATCTGAAGAAGACTTGAGCGACTCTGCTGTTATACAAGAGCTTGCTGATCGTTTGGATAATTTAACAGAACAATATGCAGACGTTACCTCTCAGTATGAAGCAGATGCTGTAAATCAACAAATAGAAGATACTAAACAAGAGCTGAGCGATTATATGTCTAGTACTAGCCCCACTGGTCCTAGAACGGGGTCTACATCTGTATTTGAATCAGGAGCCTCTTTCCTCCCAGGAGGAAGCCCAATGGCTAACCTTATACAGGGACAAAGAGAAGGAATGGGACAAGATCCGTTTAGCACATACTTGAAAACATTTACTCCTACCTATGCAGAATACGAAGAACCTTACACTCCTGAGGAGTATGGGGAGATTGCAGGAAGCACTGTTGATATGAATTATCCTAATCCGTTTACTGGTGGAGTTGCACAGAGGGCAGAGGGCGGAAGAACCTCTAACGGTATTATGGATATGCTTAATTACAATACGAACGTGGCTCCTTTCCAAAACGCATTTAGACCTAACAGAACGAGGAATATGTGATGATCCCAGATCGTTTAGACATGCTTAGAGAAACGGCTAGTGCCTCCGCAGCTCCTCCAATGGAAGAACCTGCAGGACTTGCTAGTCTTAACAACCCTGCTCCAATGCCCCCTGCCTCTCTCCCGACTGGGCAGATGGAGACCCTCTCTGGCTTAGAGGATATTATTGAGCCAGAGGGGGTTATGTCTGAAGAGCCTGAAGTAGATTCAGAAGACGGAGCCTCTATGATTGCAATGGCTGCAGTTAATGCAACAGGTTCAACAGACGCAGCTATTAATGCGCTACAAGAGGCAATTAACGTCTTAGAATCTCAACGCGCAGAAGAAGAAACGATGCCTGAAGATTCTGGAAGACTAGAAGATCTCTTAATGGGAATGACTTAATTAAGCCAGTCTTTCCATTTTTCATCGCCTAAGACTTCTTGAGCAAGGTCTAGTTTGGCTCTTAGGGCAGAGACAATTTTTTCATCTATGGTGTTTTTACAAACCAGATCAACATAGGTTACTTTGTTCTCTTGCCCTATGCGGTGTGCTCTGTCTTCCGACTGAAGTCTTTTCTCAAGATCAAAGTTATTAGAGTAATAGACCACGTTCTGAGCTTCAGTTAACGTGATTCCATATCCTCCTGTTTGGGTGTTCCCTACGAAAAACTCTAACGGGGAGTATGGGTCTTGGAAGTCTCTAATTATCCTTTCTCGTTCATCAGGATGGGTATCTCCAAAATATGCAGCCACTGATTTAGCACCTACTAAACCAGCTAAAGTATCAACAATCTCTAGTATGTTCTGTCGGTAATTAGCCCAGATGATGACTTTACCTTGCATCTCTGAAAGGACTTCTAGTAAAGCGTCTATCCGATTATTTTCTACGGGAGTCTCTGTACCGTCATCACTCTTTATGTGGCCACACACTATCTGGTGTAGTCGTAATAGTTGAGTCAATACATTAGTTACGGAAACTTGTTCTTGGTTAGACAGAAAAGCAATCGCGTTGGCTTTTAACTCTGCATAAAGTTTTTTCTGTTCCGCAGTAAGCTCTACATCTCGTTTCATGTAGACTTTATCAGGAAGATCTATGCAATCTTTCTTTAAAACACGGTAGGAGAAAGTGTCTAGTCTCTCAGTAAGTTCTTCTAGATTTCTGAAACCTACTACTGTTCGTACTTTCCGGCCTCCGAAATACTTATCTACCACCTCTCCGTAATGGTTCTGAAAAGAATAGAAAGAGCTATACCCTAATAGAGAAGGAGCGAGAACCTCCGTTTGACTATACAAATCTAAAGGGGACTTAGTTATTGGAGAACCTGTCAAGACTCTACGGAAGCGAGTATGTTTAGCGAGTTTGAGAATATTCTTAGTTCTCGCTGCCTTGGGGTTTTTTATCGTAGTTGACTCATCTATTGCGAAAAGAGTTTCGTGACTCATGATGAAGTTTTCTGTGAACTTTACGCCCTTACTAGTGCTAAACGCCTCTACATTAATGATCAGTATCTTTAGTGCGTCTTTGACGTCAAAAAGACCTAGAAGTGCTTCTTTTTCTTTTTTACGTGGAGAGGGACTCCAGACCGCTATGTGAGTCTCAACATGGTCTGGTAGATGGGAGGGTATCTCTCTACTCTCCCAGTTCTTATACACACCTTTTGGAGCAACTATGACTGCCGCATTTATAGCGCCCTTACCGTAAAGTATTCCGATAGTATCAATCAGAACTTTAGATTTGCCTGTACCCATCTCCATAAAAAGAGCGTACTCAGTTTTATTCCAAGAACGGGTTAAGGCTTCTTTTTGATGGACGAAGGGGTCCGTTTTGAATTCGTATTTCAACAGTAGTCCTTTCTAAGCTCTAGTAATAAGTATAATAGAAATATATAAAAAACAGAAAATGTTTTACTTTGCTCGTGGCCTATCTAATAGTTCTAATAGTTTCTATTACTTTTCACTCTGTTTAATTTCACTATAGAAACAACCTCTTAAGTATAAAATTATTAGTTCTATTACTCTATTAGACGATTCTGTAAATTTTTTTAGAAAAAATAATTTTTTAGATATAGCTAATACAAGAATAACCGCTTTACTTTCAAAATCGTTATAAGGTAAGGTGTATTTCTATAAAGGAGAAATTAGAAATGACCGTATACATCGTGCAAGAGGTGTCGGGTAGGAATTTACTCCCTGCCAGGAAGTTTGGTGAGCTAGAGGTTTTACTACCTGAGCGCACTAACTTAATGCTCTCCACGGGTCCAGAGATTGCTAAACTCAAAAGAAAGCTAATGAATTTTAGTGACGAGGATTACTTATTACTTATAGGTGATCCTGCTGCTATCGGTATCTGTTGTGCGATAGCGGCCATGTTTAACGGAAACTTTTCCGTACTGAAATGGGATAGACAGGAGATGACATATTATCCTGTTAAATTTTTATTGAGGAATCAAGAGGATCTAGGAGTATTAAATGTCTGACACACCATTGTCATTCGAGGAACTTACAGGCTCCGCTTCTGCAGAGCAGTGGAATAGCGAAACTTTAGATAGCGAATACGCTGCTATTAGCTCTAAAGCTCAGGAGATGGAGGATTTGAAAGACGAGCTTTCTAAGCTCGAGGAGCAGGTTAAAGCGACGAAAGAACGGCTACGTTTAGTAGAAGAACAGGAGCTTCCTGAAGCTATGCAAGCAGCTAATCTTGCAGAGATAAAACTATTAAACGGTTCTAAGATCTCTGTGTCCCCTTTCTATAAAGGATACATCTCCGAGAAGAATAGAGAGGAAGCTCATGAGTGGTTAAAACAGCACGGCCATGAGGGGATTATTAAAAACGAGATAACTGTCCGTTTCGGTAAGGACGAGTTCGAGAAAGCAGAGCATGCTAAAAGTACACTTTTACAGCAGGGCTTAACACCTGCTGTAAAACAAGGAGTTCATTCACAGACGCTAAATGCTTTTGTGAAAGAGCAGCTGACGAGTGGGAAAGACCTTCCCGCTGACTTATTCGGGGTATACGTCGGATCCCGCGCCAAAATAAAGTAGAGAGGCACTTATGGCAGAGAAAAAAGAAGTAGTGGCGGCTACAGACAGCCACGTAGTACCCATCGTCTACGACAGCGATATGTTGTCTCAAGGCACTGGGTTAGAAGAAGCAGGAGCTGGGGACTATGCGATACCTTTTTTAAGAGTATTGCAGAGCATGTCTCCTCAGCTTAAAAAGAGTGACGGTCAGTACATTCAAGGAGCAGAGGAGGGAAACCTGTATAACACAGTAAGCGGAAATGTTTACGACGGTAATACAGGCGTTGAGATAGTTCCCTGTGCCTACAAGAAAAAGTTCATAGAGTGGGTCACGCGAGAACAGGGTGGAGGGTTCGTTACGGACGAGCACAGTGCGAATGATCTTAAGAGTTGTACTAAAGATGACTCCGGTAGATTTATTCTTCCAAACGGTAATCAGTTGTCCGAGACTGTTGAGTATTACTCGTTGGTCTGCGAGAACGAGCACGCACCGGAGGAGGTTCTGTTGAGTTTAACTTCTTCCGCTCTAGGTTTTTCTCGTCGTTGGAATACGATGATGAACACTACCCGTGTTATGGATAGTGAGGGTAACGCAGTTCAGGCTCCGATGTTCGCTTATATATACAAACTCACGACAGTGCCTGTATCTAACGATCAGTACTCCTGGATGGGACTCTCTGTTGAGAAAGCACGTCCTACGCCTCCTCATCTTGCGAAAGACGCCTTATCCTTTATGAAGGCTGCGAGAGCAGGAGACGTACAGGTAAGACAAGAGCAAGAGGGAGTTTCGGACTCTGAGGATGTTCCATTTTAAAGTGGTTAGGGTGAGCAATGTCATTAGTAGAGCAGTTTGCCCACCGTTTCGCGGGGTTAAGACACGGGTATAGTGTCTTTTCCCCGACGAAAGAAACACGGGAAGATGGGAAGACGAAAGGAAAATACTTAACCATTTCTCAAACTTTAAATCAGAAAGAGTTGTTTGCAGTTTGGGACGAGCATCTAAAAGGAGAAAAGAGTTTAGGCATCGTGCCTATTGATGAGCACAATACTTGTGTTTGGGGCGCGATAGACATTGACGACTATCCCTTGGATCTGAAAGGGTTAGCTAAGAAGATAAAGAAGCTCAAGTTACCATTAGTGGTGACTAGATCAAAGAGCGGTGGGGCGCATATATTTTTATTTGTATTCGACCCAGTTCCCTCTTCTACGATGCAGAGGAAACTTAGGCAGATTTCAGCGGCTATCGGATTCGGACAGTCAGAGGTTTTCCCTAAGCAGACGAGTTTGCTGTTAGATAGAGGGGATCGCGGAAGCCCATTACAGATGCCATATTTCGGTGGAGAGGATTCACTTAGTTATGCGTTTAGTCCCACCGGAAACGTATTTACCCCAAAAGATTTTTTAGATTACGCAGACAGTATTGTTCTTACCGAGCAGGAGTTAGAGAGCTTAGAGGCGACCCCAGTTATAGAAAACTCGGAGTGGCTAGAACAGTCTCCTCCCTGCTTAGAGCATTTAGTTGCTCAAGGCTTTCCAAAGGGAATGCGTAATTCTGGGCTATTTAATGTCGGTGTTTTTCTGCGTAAGAAGTTCCCTGACGATTGGGAGAGGCGACTTGAGCAGATTAATCATGCTCACTTTACTCCTCCTTTGAGTGCTTCAGAAGTACTTGGGATAGCCAAACAGTTACACAAAAAAGATTATTTTTATAAGTGTAATGATCAGCCTATCGCGGGACACTGTAACAGTCCTCTCTGTAGAACTAGGAAGTTTGGTGTAGGAGCTTCCGGTGGCACTCCCTTGTTCAGTAATTTAACGAAACAGAACAGTGACCCGCCCATATGGTTCTTAGATGTCGAAGGGGGACGGTTAGAGTTAGAGACAGAGGAGCTTCTAAATCAGACTCGTTTTCAACGAAAATGTATGGACAGTTTGAACATCATCCCTCCTAAAGTAAGGGACGCTACTTGGAGACAGATTATCCAGCAGCTACTAGATAATCTGACTATTATAGAAGTTCCTAAAGACGCTTCTACGGAAGGACACTTTAATGAGTTGTTGGAGACGTTTTGCACAGAGCGTCCAGCGAGGGAGCGGGATGAGTTGCTACTGGGTAAACCTTGGTCAGACAAGGGACGCACTTATTTTAGATTGGCTGATCTAATGGATTTTTTACATAGAAAGAATTTTAGGGACTACCCTCGTAATAAGCTCACTGCTAAGTTGAAGAACCTAGGAGGAGAGTCTCACTTCTTTAACATAAAAGGCAAGGGAGCTAATGTCTGGCACATAAGCGAGTTTGAGGCTCAGTCTGAGCCACACACGTTGCCAGATTTTAATGATAGTGTTTTATAAGTGCTGTCCTCTCGTGTTCAAGTAATTCTTGGTCCTCCTGGGACGGGTAAGACAAGCACTCTTCTAGGATTGTTAGAGGAGGAGTTAGAGCGAGGTACAGCGCCAGAGCATATAGGGTTTTTTACTTTCACTAAGCAAGCAGTGCAAGAAGGTAAGAGCCGCGCTATGGCCTCGTTTGAGATTAGTAATCTTCAGCTGCCTTATTTCAGGACACTCCACTCTCTTTGTTTTTTACAGCTGGGTCTCTCGAAAGAGAGTGTTATGGGATCTTCCCATATTCACGATTTAAATGAGAAGCTCAACCTTAGACTCACAGGATCTATTAATTCTGAGGAGGGACATGTCTCTAGTGTGTCTAAAGATGATCGTCTACTGTTTATAGAAAACCTATCTCGTATGCGACAAACAACACTCACCGAGCAGTGGCATGACTCTGATGAGGCGGTTGGATGGTTTGAGTTAGAACGATTCTCTAAAGGTCTAAAGTTGTTTAAGGATGATCGTCTTCTAGTTGACTACACTGACATGCTCCAGCTTTTTCTCAATCGTGGAAGAGCACCAAAATTAGATGTTATGTTCGTAGACGAGGCACAGGATCTATCCCCTTTACAGTGGGCCGTGGTTCGTAAGTTATGTGATTCTGCAGATCGTATCTACATTGCAGGGGATGACGATCAGGCTATTTATCGGTGGGCGGGAGCGGATGTAGATTATCTAATCCGTAACTCTAAAGACGCGATGGTCCTCCAGCAGTCTTACAGGATTCCTAAATCTATTCACACATTGGCTGAAAGATGTATTGGACAAGTTGTATCTCGTGTCCATAAGAAATGGAATCCTAGGAAAGAAGTAGGGCACGTGTCTTGGGAACCGTCTTATGAATCTATAGACATGGAACACGGTGATTGGTTAGTCTTAGCTCGGACTAATTACTTGTTAAATTCTATTGAAGAACACTGTCGCTCAGAGGGATGGTTCTACAGAAGTAAAAACAAACCCTCTGTTTCGGATAGAAAGATAAAAGCAGTACAGAATTGGGAGGAGTTTAGGAAGGGGACTCCAATACCTCTCGTTGACCTTACCAAAATCTTAAATTATATAAAGGTTCGCGCACCCTCGTCCCTGAATAAAAAAGACTTTGATACCTCTATCTCATATGACGAGGCGCTACAGTTTATTCCGCAGTTGAAAAATGAGTATTGGTACGATGTATTCACAGGCATTAGTGTTTCTGAGAGAAGTTACATAAGAGCCATGTTGCGCAGAGGAGAAAAGATAACTAAAGATCCGAGAATCAAGTTATCAACTATCCATGCGGCTAAGGGTGGGGAAGCTGACAATGTCATCTTACTGACTGATCTCTCTAACAGAATCTATAAGTCATACCAAAGTAACCCTGACGATGAGTCACGGGTTTTCTATGTTGGGCTGACTAGAGCAAAAGAGAAGCTGTTTTTAATCGAGCCTCAAACGCAGAAGTATTTTCCTATTTAGTGCTTTACTTTCAAAATCGTCTTAAGGTAAAGTATTAAATACCCGTAGAAAGGAGAAGTTATGAATATTTTTGTCACGGACGTTTGTCCAGAGATTAGCGCACGCACTCAGTGCGATAAGCATGTTGTAAAGATGGTTTTAGAGTCTGCCCAGATGTTGTCGACCGCTTGGCGTATTTGCGCTCCCGAGGAGGCAGAGCGTAGACAGTTGTATAAGGCAGCGTATATGAAGCATCCCTGTACCCAATGGGTTCAGCAGTCTGCAAAAAATTACCGCTGGCTCTACGACCACTTCGTAGCGTTGTGCGATGAGTATTCGCATCGTTATAAAAAGACACACTCTTGTGCACGACTCCTCTCTGCCTTAGACGATATTCCTTACAGGGCTTCTTATTGTTCAGATTGGGGGTCTAAGGGAATCAAGTTGACCCCCTTCGCACAGGCCATGCCTGATCAGTACAAGAATGATTGCGCGTACACGGCGTACAGAAATTACTTAGTAGCAGAGAAAAGTCACTTCGCTAAGTGGGAAAAAGACCCCTCAAGAAAACCAACATGGTGGAATAACTAGATGGCCTCTATTAGAAAGACGCTCGAAGAGAATATAAACGACAGTAAAAATACCCGCATGGATATTGCGGGAGGGAATATGTTGGGTAACTGGCGTCCCGATGAGATTGCGCATATGACGCGCTACGACAAGTTGTCTTCACTCTGTATTGAGGAAGCTAAAAAGTTGAACAGACCCATACATGTCCTAGAGGCGGGATGTGGACAGTGCTGGGTTCTAAGGAATCTGTATAAGGCATACACCGTTAAAAAATCTGACGTTATTGGCAGTTACTTAGGAGTCGATATAGACCCTGCTGTTTTAAATGAGATTCCTGGATACCACAGTCCTACTGGGAAAATTACAGAGTCTGCTTGGTTCAGTAATTTTTCAGGATCAGTAAACATTCAAGATTTAACTACGTCTCCTAGATTCCACTTACCTGACCAGAGCATAGACTTTTTCTGGACGACAGAAGTTATCGAGCATATGGGCAAAGAGTTTGTTCCTGCATGGCTAGACGATGTAGACAGAGTTCTACGTCCAGGAGGACTGGTGTATGTCTCCACTCCGAATCACGACGGGTCTAACGATAAATTACCAGAGGACCACGTGTATGAGTGGGGGTTCGAAGAGTTAAAACAAGAACTCACCTCCAGATGGAGGCTGCAGTCTGTCGTAGGAACATTCTGTCAGTTACCGAAATTAAGGAAGGCGATGAGAGAGGACGAACAAGTTACAGGGGAACTCTGGGGTCCGGAGCAGTTTGAGATCTTAGAGGAAAGGTACGGTCGTCAATTTCTAAGAGTGGTCGCAGCTATTTTTTATCCAGAGGTTTCTAATAATTGCGCTTGGATTCTTAGAAAAAATGGATAAGAGCAGCATCTTCATCGAGCAAGAATTACAAAGATACATGTACTGGATAAGAGAGCGGGAGCAGATCAGGCTTAGAAAGGAGGAACTAAAACAGGAGCCTCCTTGGACCCAAGACGAGATTCTCGAGAAGTTTAAATTCTGCCAAGTATTTAGAGAGGACGACAGGACCACACGTTGGTTTAGGTCGCATATCCGTGACCCTCTAAAAGATAGCCCTGATGTTCTGATGGCGACAGTGGCTTTTAGATTTTTCAATCTAATTGAAACTGGTCGCACTCTGTTAGAACACGGACTACATATAAATTGGGATAGAGAAAAAGCTATCCAAGAGGTTAGGAAACAACCTCAGTGGGTAACAGGAGCTTACATCGTAAAAACCCCTAATAGGCTGGATAAGGTAAATGGAGTTGCAGAGTGTGTGAGCCATGTATGGGGCGCTAAAGAACGGATAGTCGAGGAACTCGAGAACATTACTTCTTTAGCTGAGGCATGGCGTTATCTTCTGCAGTTTCCATACATAGGCCCGTTTGTGTCTTACGAGCTGGTTTCTGATCTTAGGCACACTTATCTTTTAAGGGACGCAGAGGATATTTGCACATGGGCTAATGCTGGTCCTGGAGCGATGAGAGGGCTTAACAGACTTACAGGTAGAGACCTAAATTTTAGTAAACGTAGTTGGGACTGGAACGGAGAAATGCAAGCTCTATACCAGTGGTGTAACGAGTACTTAGATTTTAGTGAGTTTCATAGACCTTTTGAAATGCGAGAAGTAGAAGGAGGTCTGTGCGAGTTTGACAAGTACTCTCGTATTTACTACGGGCAGGGACGCACTAGAAGCGTGTATAACTATTCAGAGAAAGACCGTCCTCTAATCGAGGACATAGAGAAAGGAGAGAGCAGATGGGCACACTCAAACAAGAGCTTATCAACCTAGATAGTACGACAACAGAGTTTGTTCTATCAGAGTATGGAGAGTTTTTAGTTAGGTGTATGAAAGATCACTCTATACCTAACAGCTGGAGGGATGCCATAAATTCTATTTATCAGGCATCTAACATCTCAGGGAAGAGTCTCACTAAACTTCAGATTGAATTTATTCTTTTTGAAAACACAGAAAGTCTATACGAGGAGTAAGAAAACATTGTTTGTTATTAGAGGAGAGAATGTTAACGACGTTTTTCTAAGAGGAGTGGACTTCTTTAAAAGTGAAGTTAATTACAGAACCCAGCCTAGTCGGAACGGACTGACGAGAGAAGCATTAGAGCCAGTAACCACTGTTTATTCAAGACCATGGCAGCGGGTTCTTTTTAATGAAGCTAGAGACGCTAATCCATTTTTCCATCTGTACGAGGCTATTTGGATGTTAGGGGGGTCCGAGGATTTGAGAAAGCTCACGCATTTTAATTCAGGCATGGCTAATTTTTCTGACGACACTCTTACTTTGAACGGAGCTTACGGGTATCGCTGGAGAGACTACTTTCTGACAGACCAGTTAAAAACAGTCATACAGGTTTTAGAAAAAGATCCAGATTCGAGAAGAGCGGTCGTTCAGATGTGGGACTGTAATAATGATCTAGACAGTAATAGCAAAGATATCCCTTGTAACACGCACATCTATTTCAAGATAAGAGACGACAGACTTAACATGACGGTCTGTAATAGATCGAACGATATGATTTGGGGAGCTTATGGAGCTAACGCGGTCCATATGTCCGTCTTGCAAGAATTTATTGCATCCTCACTCAATGTCGGCATGGGGACTTACCACCAAGTGAGTGATAGTTTTCATGTTTATGAGAATGAGCAATGGGACAAGGTTAAACATCTTGGTATCAATGCTTTTCACTGGCCAGCAGAAAATGAGCCGTACCCCGTTTTGAGTCATTATCCTCTCGTTAACAAGCCCGATTGTTTTTTAGATGAGTGTTCCGCTTTTCTCGATCAGATTCCTCCGAGAAGGATTTCTGGTGTTCCAGAGGAGGTTGACACTTGGGGTCCGATATTAGTTGATGACTACATGAACTATTTTTTCCCAGAGGTATTAATTCCAATGGTTCATGCATATTTACAACACAAAAAGAGAAAGTATGAAGACTGTTACAAGTTTCTGGCGCAAATTAAAGCGAAAGATTGGCAGAGAGCCTGTGTTGAGTGGGTCACTAGAAGAGAGACCGCTTGGAGAAATAAGAATGGAAAGTAAGTGGGGCGAAATACGGGATATCGCTCAAAATGATATTCGTAGCCTAATCGAGTCCGAAAAATCTTACGGGGATTCTTGGAAGCGTAGAGGCGGCACCGGAGCTTTTATGATGCTGGCCCGTAAGTTCGACAGGATCGAGCAGCAGAGTGAAAAGTGTAACTACGATGTTTTTACAGCCGCATCGACGTTTACGGGAGAGGAGGGGTTACTAGATGACATTGGAGATCTGCGTAGATACTTATTGTTAGTAGAGCACCATATCCGATATACCCAGATCATTCCTACTAGAGAAGAGATAGTACACGCTTTGCAGAGCATAGAATCTCAAGAGGAGACGACAGGAGATGGTCCAACAGATCCCCTTGATACAGCCAGAGGTTAATTGGAGTCCTCCGTCCGTTCTACCTCATTTTAGTGAACACGAAACGATAGCTGTCGACTTAGAAACGTATGACCCTAATTTGAGAAAACGTGGTCCTGGATGGGCTACCTCGGACGGGTTTATTGTTGGAGTTGCTCTCGCTACTAAAGACTGGTCAGGCTACCTTCCCATGAGACATGAAGGGGGAGGGAACTTAGACGAAGAGATAGTTATTCGCTGGATGAAAAAGACTTTAGGAGGCCACAAGGGAACTTTAGTTTTCCATAACTCTTTGTACGATGTTGGATGGTTGCGGAGAGAGGGCATAGAACTAAGTTGCCGCATCCGTGACACGATGTTCGCTGCTCCTTTGTTGAACGAAAACAGACGTTCTTATTCTCTCGATAACCTAGGCAATGATTATTGTGGAGAGAAGAAGGATGAGTCTTTGTTGCGTTCAGCTGCTACCGCTTGGGGGCTAGATGCTAAGTCACAGATGTATGCATTACCCGCGTACTATGTGGGAGAGTACGCTGAACAAGATGCAGTATTGACCCTAAAGTTGTGGGACATTTTAAGTGAGCAGATTTGTGCTGAAGGGTTACAAAAAATCTATGACCTAGAGTGCGATTTAATTCCTCTACTTATCGAGATGCGTTGGAGAGGAGTCAGAATAGATATTGACAGAGCTGAGGAAGTTGCCGAGGAGCTTTCTAAAAGAGAGCAACAGTTATTAGTCGAGTTTAAGAGAAGGTTTGGAATCTCCGTAGATATCTGGGCGAGTGCTTCGATACAGAAAGCCTTCGACGCTAATGGGATCTGGTATCCACATACAGAGAAGGGGTCTCCTAGTTTCCAGGCTCAGTGGTTAGAGAATCACGACCACGCTCTCCCTAAGACCCTAGTAGCCGCTAGAAGGCTAAATAAGGCTCGAACTACCTTTATAGAGGGGATGGTCCTAGAACACGCTGTAGACGGGCGTATACACGCTGAGGCGCACCCTTTAAGGAACGATCTAGGTGGGACGGTAACGGGGAGGTTTAGTTACTCGAATCCGAATCTACAACAGGTTCCTGCGAGGGATCCAGAGATAGGTAAGTTGATTCGATCTCTCTTCTTACCGGAGGAAGGAGCAAGGTGGGGCGTGTTTGACTATTCCCAACAAGAGCCTCGAATCACTGTCCACTACTCCTCGATCTTAGGACTCCAAGGAGCGGATGAGGCGGTTCGGGCCTACTCGAATGAAGGAGCTGATTTTCACCAAATAGTTGCAGATATGGCGGGGATTCCTAGGAAGCAAGCTAAGAATATAAATCTAGGACTCACCTACGGGATGGGGCACAAGAAACTTGTGAGTGAGTTAGAAGTTAGTGAGGATGAGGCGCAAGCTCTTCTGCAGATCTATCACGATCGAGTTCCTTTTATTAGACAGATACAGGACAACTGTAAACGTGTCGCGGAGCAGCGGGGGCACATAACGACCCTCGGAGGAAGAAAGTGTCACTTTAACTTGTGGGAACCTGTATGGTCAGAAGGCAACGCGAAGACTCCGTTTCCGGAAGAAAAAGCCAAGGAGGAATATGGATCGAACTTAAAAAGATCATTTACTTATAAGGCACTTAACAAACTGATACAGGGATCGGCTGCGGACATGACGAAACTCGCAATGCGAGACCTCTGGAAAGAAGGGATGGTGCCACATTTACAAATTCATGATGAACTTGATTACTCGATCTTTAACGAGGATCAGGCACAGTTGGTGATAGATCGGATGTCTAATTGTGTAGAGATGAGGGTGCCATTAGTAGTCGATTACGAATCTGGAGAAACTTGGGGGGACGCCGAATGATGAAAATCAAAAGCCTGTCTGCGAAACAAATACAAATAAACGAGCGTTTTTACAAGAAGGTATGGAGCATGTATCTTCGAGGAATAAAGCAAGTAAAAATCGCCTCAGAGGTAGGAGTGACAAAACAGAGAATTTGTCAGATTATTTCAAGAATGAAAGAGGGGGAGGGAGATTATTACTATAAACATAGACAAAGAAACACTTCTGAGTGAGATGTTTGCTCAGCTAAAGGGAGCACTCGAGGAACTCGAGATCGACCCTGAGATCGATCCTGTGAGAACTGCTGAGTTTTTACTTTTCTTTTCAACATTGAACTTACTCGAGTCATTGGACTATGACATTGAAGAAATGGAGAGACAGGTCTCCCTTATTGTTCTATGGGCGAAAGAAACTTTCGAAGATGATGAATCAGCCACCAGACATTAAGTACCTATGGCGAAAGAAGCAGAGCTTTGGAAACTAATAAGAAAGAACTTTCCTAAAGAGGCTCATGTACAACGGATCGAGACAGGGGGGACAGGAAGAGGTGTCCCCGATGTAAACTATTGTCAAGAAGGGAAAGAGATATGGATCGAGCTTAAATCAATCAAGGGAAACAAACTGACATTAAGCCCGTTTCAGATGACTTGGATTCACAACAGGATAAGAAGCGGCGGTAACTGTGCAATAGTAGTGAGAAAGGATAAAACGATAAAAGTTTTCATACCCGAAGGTCTTGAAGAAATACAAGAGCTTACTTGGAACAGTGATGCACAGTTAAATTTAGATTCTCCCTACGACTGGCCAGTATTGTTTAATTTTCTGTTATCGTCTTTTTAGTGCTTTACTTTCGCGTTGGTCCTAGGTACCTTATAAAAGGTAGCGCGGTAACGAGAAGCACTACCAGAAAGCAGAAAGAAACTAACTAGGAGACCATTATGGTTGCAAATATAGATTCGTTTGCCTACACAGGCGAAATGCCTTGGCATAGAGAAGGGGTCCAAGTAGAAAATGACCTCACCCCCCACGAGATGATGAAGGCTGCAAAGCTAGATTGGACGGTAAGTACTTACCCCATAGCTGCTCTTCTGCCTGACCCACAGGAGGAGGGTAGTTACAGTGAGGCGGTAATGCACCCTAATCGTGTTGCTCTTATGCGAGACGATAGAGAGGCAGCATTTCTTGGTATCTGTTCTTCAGATTACAAGCCTATACAAAACGAGCGCATCTTCGACTTCTTTAAGAAGTTCTCTGAGTATGCAAACATCACGATGGAGACCGCAGGTAGCCTACGTGACGGTAGAGACATCTTTGGTCTTGCTAAGTTGAACGATAACTTTGCACTTCCTGGTGGCGACGAGCTAAAAGGTTATGTGTTATTTCACCAGCCCCACGAGCCTGGATACGCTATGTCTATACGAGACACAGAGGTACGGGTTGTTTGCTCTAACACCTTACAGTTTGCGTTATCAGGAAACGCTACCAGCCAGTACAGGATGAGTCACCGTTCAGTATTTGACTCTGTGCGTGAGGAACAGGCGCTTAAGACGATGGGCGCTGTATATGAGCGTCGTAAAGAGTTTAAGGAAGCCGCTGAGTTCTTGTCTAAGACCAAGGCTAAACACGATAACGTCGTTGACTTTGTTGCAAAGTTGTATAACCCGAAAGCTCTTGAGGACTATAACCCTAAAGAGGGACCGCTCGTTGACTTCCTTAACCCCACCGCTAAGACGGTGCTAGAAGCCCTTGAGAGTGCTCCTGGAGCCGAGACCAAGTCTGCTAAAGGAACGTGGTGGGGCGCAGTTAACGCCGTGACTTTCCTAGAGGATCACTTACGTGAGGGTGAGAACAAAGTTTATAACGCTATGTTCGGTAACACCTCAGCAGCTAAAAACAGAGCACTTGATCTTGCTATTACTTATGCGAAAGCAGCGTAATGGCGGAGTTGCATAAGTTGAAAAATGCTGTTGTCCTCGACAGAGAGCTGATCAGTGACGTGTGGTATTTTTTGCATCGACTCAGCGATCCGGATTTACTTAATAAAGAGTTATCGGATTTCGAGTCTTTGCAAAAGAAGGGGCAGGACATTTGTGTTGCCCTTTCCCACCGCATGGCACAACAAGAGTGCCCACTTTCCGATACTACTAGAGCTTGGCAGTGGGTTCAAAAACTAGAGACAGAGGGTAATAATTATGTCCCCGAATGAAGAAGAGTACCTCGAAGAGTTTGTAGTGGAATACGATATTCCACTGCCTACGGATATGCGTTCAAATTTCAAGTACCCGTGGCACCGACTAGATAAGGTCGGTGCCACTGTGTTTTTTACACCTAGCGGTGAACAAGACACTACTAAGAAACTCAAGAACAGACTCACACAATCTTTGAGTACTTATAAATCCAAACACGCAGATTTTAATTCTGTCTGTCGTGTTGTGTTAGAAAACGAACGAAGTGGAGTACGAGTATGGAGAATACCGACACAGACAGCTTCCGTCAAGGATGGAGCGTCGAAAGACAGTTAAAAGAAGAAACTAAACGTCTTCGATTCGAGTTCATGGCGATACACGATGCG